TCAAGCATCTAAAGTATTCAACAAACTTAAAGAGATTAAACCTGAAGCTGGTGCTGATGATATTATTGAAGAGTTTATTGAAGTAGAAGCAGGAGCACCTGCACGTGAAGCTGTAAACAAGATCAAGTCTGGTGCTGACTATATGCAGCGTAACCTTATTCGTATGCTTGTTACACACCCAGGTACAACTGCACTCAACTTGATTGGTTGGCAGACAGCTAGCACAATGCAGAGTCTAGGCGACATTGTACGTGGTACTCTGTACGGTGGTGCATCTGTAGTTAATGCAGCTGTGTTGAACAAAGAGGGTGCAGCTAAGTTCGCTAAGAAAGCAGGCCTTATGCTAGGTCTACAAAAGCAGAAGATGCGTAACTTGCTAGACCCTAATATGACGTATGAATCATTTATGGATTTCCTAGCGTTTAACCCTGCAGCACAGAAAGATATGCTACGCTATATGGCTGGTGGTGTAGACATTGAGCAGATGTCTCGTGATCTACAACTAGAAGAGTTCGCTGAGATAGCTAAGGATGCGCTGGGTGAAGGTGCAATCAAGGACGTTAGCCGCACTAAACTAGACAAGATAATGGATAAGATTCAGTTAGTCTACGGTGTTAAGCTACAGGATATGGCTACCAAGTCACAAGAGTTTATGTACGCTGTAGATAAGCAGATGCGCTTGAAGTACGATATGACTTACGTAGACTTCTTGAATGACCCTAATATGTGGAAGCGTATGATGGGTGATGATTATGCAGAGATCGTAAGCACTGCATCACAGGACGCACTACGTAACGTATTCTCTAAGAGCTATGCTGACTCTAAGTCTGCTGTAGGTACAATAGCTGGGTTCATTGAGAGCTTGAGTCGTCAGCCTGTCATTGGTGCTATGGTTCCGTTTGGTCAGTTCTTTAACAACACTATGGCTCACATTATGGATCACACAGGTGTTAGCCTAGCACATAAGTACTGGGCAGGTACAACACGTGATCCTGTAGAGCTTCTCACTAAGACAGCGGTAGGTCTTACATCTATCGGTGTGCTATCTCAGTATGAGAAAGAGAACCTAGACGCAGGCTTAGCTTGGTACGAAGAACGTGCATCTGATGGCTCTATTCGTAACCGTCTGTATGACTTCCCTTATATCTTCTACAAAGCTATTGGACGTATGGGTGCTCACATTGAGAAGGACGGTACAGTACCTCGTGAATTGTTTGACGAAGTAGTACTAACGTTTGGTCCTGGTGCTCTTACTCGTCAGCTAGATGACAATATGAAGGGTATGTACGACATTATCTCTGATGCTGTTACAGCTGAAGACCCTGAGTACGGACAAGCTGTAGTTAAAGTTATACAGAATACAACCTCTATGTATGCATCAGGCTACACACGTTTCCTAGACCCAGTGAACCTTACTGCAAGTATGATGAAGGGTGAAGCGTATGTAGCACCTGACCGTAAGCAAGGCGCTGCGTGGGTAAACAATTCTGTACGCTATTCAGATGAACTACTAGAGTCTATCGGTGCTTACGTTAAGCCTGAGAAGAAGTATCAATCTATTACTACAGAGGCTGATCAGGTGCCTATTGGTAAAGTCTTTGGTGTACGCTTCTCTCCAGCTACATCATCAGCTGAACGTGCGTTTAACGAGGCAGGCATAGCTGACTGGAAGACTAACATTCGTACATCTATCCCTGAAGCACGTAACGATATGAACCGTATCATTGCGCCTATCTTAGAGTACGAGTTTGGTTTGTTGCTAGAGAAATCTAAATGGAAGTCAGGCAACCCAGAAGAACGTAAGCAGTACATCTACGACACTATCAATACAAGTAAGCAGTTTGTTAAGGAGATTTTAGCTAACAGCTTTGACCCAGAAGATACACGCAGTCTGTTGCTGTATAAGCTTGGTGCTGGTGAGTATGCTAACAAGAGGCGCATACAGGATTACCAGAAAGAGTTTGGTCTAGGAGATGAGGAACTCACAGACCTAGAGCTACCTCAGCTTCAACTGTTTGTAGGTTATGTTGAGGTGATGGAGGACATCAGGAAAGACAAGAGGGAAGAATAAAAAGAGGGGGGCTTAGTTGCCCCCCTTTCTAGTTCTACTTAATGCCGTGTTTTGTAGCACAACTTCGTGCCCATAACGCAGCTTCTTTTAGAGCCTTGATAGCGTAGTCTTTCTCATCAGCATTGTGTAAGTTATCATCTAAGTAATGGATTAAGTCAGACGCTGCATCGTCTAATCCTTGGATGAACTGTACACGCTTATGTTCAATAAAACGCTTAGCTTCTTCTTCTATACTAAATCCCATACTAACTCCAGTGCTGGGGGATGTGAGTGTATCTTACCATAGGTACTACACACTGTCAACAACTAATTGTGCGTTTCTACCCAGCGCTTTCGCATTCGATGGAGATACCAGATAGCTTTGTCGATATCCTCTAAGCCGTTCTTGTATTCACATCGCCACATATACTTCAGAACGTTAGCTGCCTGTGGTGCTATAGCGCCTGACATATTCTCAGTCATAGCTTCAATAGCGTCAATGCATTCGATACCACTCTGGTTGTAGTGCACTGGTTTATTTACTGGATCGTTCACGTAGATACTCCGCTTGCTTGATTAACTTCTCAGGATCATCTTTAGACTTACCCATACTGTGATTACATCCTTCGCATACATAACCCCTGAACTTACCTGTAGCGTGATCGTGATCTAAGTGTAACACATCAGGTACATCACCACAAGCTTGACACTTACCATCTTTAGGCTTAGGGTTTAGCTTCTTTAGTTGATATACTAATCTTTCTACAGCCTTCTTGCAGTCTTTACATTGATTACCATATACACGATGTCCACCTTTTCTGTAGTATATAGTCCTGAACTTTTTCTCTGGCTTTACTTCTTTACATACACTACAGCACTTATGCTCTTCATCTATATTAGGTTTATTCTGTACGTTCTCTTTGAACAGGTCTAGCTGCATTAGTTTCCAACCAATCTTTTAGTTCACGATAACCACCAATGTAGCTACCCTTCTCATTAAACACTTGTGGTACAGTTGTGATACTCGAATGTTTAAGTATGTGCAACAACCACGCACTAGTCTCTTCTTGTATGTTATACTCGACGTATTCTTTGTTGGCTCCTTCTAGTAGTGCCTTAGCTTGATCACAAAAGTTACATTGGTTACGACTGATGATTGTGTACATCTTGTCTCCATTTAAGTTCAAACAATAGTTTCCGTTGCTCGTAGTCAGACATTATCATCCAATCACGTATTTCATCTACTGTGCGCATACACCCTGCGCAGTATCCATCATCACGTATACGACAGACCTTTACGCAGGGCGATGGTGTAGTGCCTAAGTTAGGTCTACGATTTCGCACGAGTCACCTGAGCAAGCCATCGTCTGCATCGCTACAGTGTTGTCTTCCTGTTCGTACTCAGACAGCTTAGCCCAGTCGATACGCTCTGGCATCTCTTTTAGTAATGCCTCATATTCTTCCTGAGTGCAATCCTGATATGGTGCTTGCTGATAAGTATGATCTGAGTGTGGCAAGAACGACACGCCTGACATCTCATCGAAGTACTTGTAGACAAACGCACCCACGTCCAGCCATTCAGATTCACGTACTGAGATAGTCACCGAGGGTTTGTGCTCACACCAGTTACGCTGATACGTTAGCCACATCTCTAGCTGTTCAATAGCTGACATATCGTTACGAGTTACAGCATTGTCGGGTGACTGCTGAGGAAAGCTGAACACTGTAGTCGTGTCACCCTTGAATACGCAAGGCTCGTGAGGGATACCCTGGTCCTTCATAAACTGAGTGAGAGGGTCTTTGTTGTCGCCTCGTACAGTCCTAATGTAAAACCGTGAATGCCGAGCGTGTATTCCAGATGCTGAATCCACAAGCTGAGAGACTGTGCCGCTTGGCTTAACGCACGTGATACTAGCAGATACAGGAATACCAAGTTTAGCAGCCCACTCAGCGTTAGTATCAACAGCCACTTGACGCAAGTGATTAAGAGTTTCATCTAGTCCTGCATTCTTTGTAGTCAGTAGAGGGTTATCCATAATCCCTGTCAAGCTTACGCCTAGCAGTCGCTCTTCTTCTGTGTTCTTCTGCCAGACTTTGCGTAGGTAGGGGAACTTTGTGAAGGTTGACTGGATGGTGCCGAGGATGGTAGCCAATCGTACCTTGCGAATAAGATCATCAATGCTATCCGTAGCACGGACAACGCACTCTGTAAGGTTACAAAACTGATTTGGGCGCAAGATGATCTCACTGCACGGATTAGTACCAAAGTCCCAATCGCTATCCCTTCGGTTATACTTAGCAGCTTGCTTCTTAGATGCTTCACGGTTGAATACTCCACGTTCACCTGATTTACTTTCTACTAGTGCAGTCCACTCACGCATAAACGTTTCTACGTCTGGCTTCTCAGTGTACGACACAGAGTTATTCGCTAGTGCACGGTGCGCTGCAGTCTCCCACCACTGTCCTGACTTAGCGTGACGCATACGGTCATCACTTAGGTTAGACAAGCTGATCATAGCTGAACGACGAACACCTCCGACTACCACGATCTGCCCAATGAAACACATTAGATCGTGACACTCAATAGAGGATAGCTTACGCCCTTGTGCATTCTTAAATGTATTAACTGCAAAGTTAAACAGTTCTACCAAAGGCGCTGGGCCTGATGCACGTCCACCGAATGTCTTTAGTCGAGCACCTGCAGGGCGTACCTTAGACACATCCCACTTAGGAATCTCACCAGCCCATAGGAGTGCCAACACTTGACGGAAAGCCTTAGCCCACCCTTCCTTACTATCTTTAACGACAACGGTAGTGTCACTGTCATAGAGGACAGGCACTTCGGGAAGCTTAGATATGTATTGACGTTCAACAGAGAAGCCGACTCCAGTACCGCAGAGGAGGATGTACATCGCTTCGTCGAAGCTCTTAGGGTCA